CGAGCGCAACGAAGTCACCATAAAAAATGTCCGTGGCGTACGCGTAAGTAATGTTATACATCCGCGTAGAACCGGCGAACACCTGCCCACCGATCAGATTGATCGGCTTTAGCCCGTAGGGCTTATCAACCGTGGGGTAAGCCATTTAAGACTCCTGAATTATTGACCGCGCCCAAATGTCACCTTGGTTTTACGCTCGGAAAAGAGCGGCATCCTCGGATCATTCTCGCGCATGAGGTGGTTATCGACAGAGCGGACCTGAGACGCAGCTTCATTCAAATAGAATTCGTTGCGGTCCTCTACCATCTCAACCGGGGCTTTGCAGAGCAAGAGACCACCAATCAGGATGTTGTCTTTGAACCGTTCGTTCTCGACGTTCGATACAAAGATTTCCGGGTGATCAGATGCTTTGACAGGTTCCCAACCTTCACGGAATTTGATGGAAACGTTCATGGCATCAGGTTCACCACGAGTGCTCACACGAATCCAACGATACTCATAGCCCTCTTGCGGCGTAGGCGACGGAAGAGTCTCCGGGCGTACCCAAGCACGTTTGCGGGCCGTTTTTTCGCGGGTTTCGAGGTCTCGGTTAAGTCTGTTCTCAGCCATTTTGTTTCCTCAATTCAAGTGCAACCTGTTTGGCGTATTCATTCAGGGGTACGCCCAGCCGTTTTGCCAGTGCTACCTGCGTTTCTGTAAGCGTGATTTTTCGGGGTGCAACGCTACGACTCGCGGGGGCCACGACATTCGCCTTACGGCGTGGCTTGACTTCTTCCTGTTCGTCTTCCTCAACGTTAAATTGTTCGGGGAAGACTTGTCGCATACGAGAATTTATTTTCTCGTAGTAGTCATCAGAGCGAGGGTTTATACCCTGTTTAACGAGCTTTTGATGCAGCCCCAGAGCAAAGCTCGTCATTTCATCGTCTTGCCCAAACCATGCGTTTTCTTGCTGCCACTGCACGGCTCGGGGGTCAACTTCTGGGGCGGGTGGTTGAGTTTGTACCTCAGTTTCCGACTCTTGTAAAGTAGGAAGTTTTAGGTTGTTGATTCGATCTGACTTGAGCTTTGCTGCCGTCAGTTCTTCCTGTGCCGCTACCAACGCCTCGGATTCGCCAGCATCAAAGGCTTGCTTCAGTTTGGACTTGGCTTCGTCAAGCTCTCGCTTTACTACTTTCTTGGCTTGCTCAAGCATCACCTGCTGGTTTTCAGACACGGTGCCTTTAAGCCGCTTGTTTTCTTCAACAAGCCTTGCAGCCATAGCCTCCAATTCAGCTTTTTCGCGGGCGGCTGCTTCCGCCGCACGTCGCTGGTCGTGATAGCCCTTGCTGAAGTGCTGAAGCCTGCGTTTGACCTTTTCTGAGTACGACTCCAGTTCTTCATCGGTCAACTCATCAGGCGGCGCTGAAGGTTTACGGCCCCGATCCTTTTTAGGTGTGTCATCTACGACTTCAATCTCAATGTCGTCGTCTGACTCCTCGGCTTTTACTTCCGCAGGCTTCTCAGGTTTGCTGTCTGGCACATCCCCAAACGGGTCACGACGCCCTTCGACAATGATTTCAGCAGAGCCGTCCTCTTTTATCTTGACATCTTGGCTTGTATCCCGATCTGGATCGGGAAATTCAAACGATACTTTTTCCATAGGCATGATGTATCTCCTTACGCACGCGTGATGCCACGCGGGTCAGCCACAACTGCTTCGACGGAATCGTCATTCATCAGGCGGTACTCCACACCATTGACCCGGATGCGCGTACCAGAGTTGGCGCGGAACACTACAAAGTCCCCCACCTTGCACCAAGGCCCGTTAGGAAAACGCTCCTTGTCAGCATAGGCTTGTTCGCCCATATCAAGCACCACGCCGGTCACAGTCATCAACTGCTCTTCATACCGAGTTCGTTCTGCCTTCACGATACCTAGTTCATTGAATGTTTCTTCAACTTGTGGTAGCGCAATCAGCAACCGATACCCGACAGGTTTAGGCATCTGAGCCTCAAGCTCCTCGTCGGTTACGGCGGTCTGGGTTTCACTCATCTTCAGCTTCCATTTGAGAACGCGAAAGGTCTTTTGTGGTTTGAATGGCAAGCTGGAGACCTCGAATCCTGCCTACCACTTCTTTATAGTCGTCAAAGCTCTTCGCCCCGCCGCCTACCAAGAACTGTGTTGAGGAGGCCACATCCTCCTCAAATTTATGAATCAGCACGTCAAAGACGGTTTTAGCCACGATCAATCCTTCTTGGCAGGCGGTTTACCTGCGTTCTGCCTGCGTTTGGTTGCGCTTTCCGCTTGCAACCGGTTGCGTTCTGCCTGCGCCTGCAAGTTCAGCACGTGCATTTCTGCTGCCTGTCGCATCTTTTGCTGGAACTCCTGAGCCTCGCGCTGGAGCTTCATCTGCGCTCGATCTGCTTCCTGCCGCTGGCGCAACATTTCAGCCTGCGCCTCCTGCTGCATCCGTTGCGTAGCCGCCTGCATTTCTGCCTGCGTTTTAACTGCGTTTGCCTGCATATCTACCTGCGTTTTACCTGCATCCGCCTGCGCTTTTAACTGCAACTCCTGAGCCTTTAACTGCAACTCACCCTGCACCTTCTGCATCTTGGCAGCGGCTTCCTGCTGGGCAATCTGCACCTTGGCTTGCTCCAACTGGAACAGGGGATCTGCGGCCTGCTGCTGCGCTTGCTGCTGCGCCGCCTGCTGCTGGTGAGCCTGAGTCACTTGTTTGCCTGCATCCGCAACCAGCCTTGAGAGCTGCACCTCAATATTCTCCGGCAGCGGTTCATCGGGCGGCGGCAACGGCACGCCCAGACGTTCTTCAATCTGTTTGCGATATGAGAACCCAAGGTGCTCGGCAATGTGCGCTTGCAGGCTTGCCATGATTTGCTGCGCCATCGGATTCTGACCAATACTGGCAGCAATCATCGGGTCCTGCATAAACGACGTATGCGTCGCAATATGCGCGTCGTGGTCCTGATAAATAAACGCTTTGAGGGGTTTGCCTACCAGCGCAGCCATATTCTCGGACACGGGGTCTACGGGTTTCCGATCTTCCGCCGTCGGGACAATCTTGTCCGCGTTCTTGATGCCCAGCGTCTCGATCATCTGCCTATGCAGGTGTGGCAGGTCATAAATCTGCGGCGCTGCCTGCGCCATCTGAAAGACGGCTTGATACTGCACCACGCGCTGCGCCATCGTGCTGCTGTTGGGGTCACTGACGGGGATCACATCCACCATCGAGTAATCCTGTTTCCGTGCACGCATATGCCCGGTATCCGGCTCGTACTGATAGTCCTCCGGCGCGTAGTCTGCGATGATTGTTTTCAGGAGCTTGAACTCCTGCTTCATCGCGTAGTGCACACGGGCCTGCACCGCTGCCATCGGCTTGAGGGTCCGCTCAAGAATTGCCAATGTCGTGCCCACCGGGGCGTTGGCGCTCATATCCGACACATTCATGTCGCTGATCGCGCCAAGGCGTCGACCTTCTTCAGTAATCCGCTGAAGTAGCGCAAGCAGTGTCTGACTTGGCTCCTTGTATGGGAGCGTCATGATGTTGTCTTTGACGCTGCCCGAGGGCACGTCCACGTCCCTGAACTCACCCGGCTGAATGGGCGTGTCATCGCCCTTGATACGAAGACCTCTGGACTTGAGCCCCCCGGGGAGATTTGAAAGAGTGCCAGCGTCAACAAGCTGACGAATGATGGACGTGCCTGCGCGTGCGTAGCCACCAATGATATGGATCAACCCCAAACCGTAGAACCCAAACCCGGGGACGTACACGTAGTGCACGAAGTGATCGCGTTTAAGCGTAAGCGGGTCATCTTCTTCCCAGTTGCGGCGCACGGCCAGCACCTTGCCTGTGCCCTTGTCAATCGTGATGACGTACGGTTTAGCAAGCTCGTTTTCTTCGTCGTCTACGCCCTCAATGCACAGGTTGGCGTGCACCTCCAACAGTGCGTAACGGTCATCGTCTTGCAGGGTGTACCCACCCTCTTCGGCTTTCTTTTTCTCGATGTCTGAAAAAAACTGCACAGGTTCGCCCAACTCAACGTCACGATAAAACCCCGCATCAATCAGCCGCTCAACCTCATTCTTGGTCTTACGCATCACGTGGGTTATACGCTCGGCGGTCTCAATGTGGCTCGTGCCATACGGCACGATGACATCTTCTGCGGGGAGATAGATCGATACCTGCCGCCCAAGGTTAGGATCAAAGTAGACTTTCTTGAACGCGGAGCCCGCAAGCCCAAGGCTATAGAGCATCCGCTCATGCTCGTTCCGGTACTCCACCATGCGCTCTGTGATCTGATAATTCATATCATCGCGCACGCGCTCAGCCGCTTCCTCTTTCTCCTTAGTAATTTTTCCAAGGATCTTGGTTTTTACCGGCCCCGCAGCGGGGAAGGTCTCACTCATCGTCTCAGCTTGAAACCGAATCGCAGCTTCGGCCAGCACCGTTGAATACACGCCGCATGCACCGTCCCACGGTTCTGTACGTTCCTCGTACTTGAACCCAAGCACCTCCAAGCCCTTGACAAATGTATCCGCCCACTCTTTGCGGCTTGTGATGTCGGCATCAATCAGTCCTTGCAGCTCGGACGACAACTTCTGAAGCGTACCTTCATCGAGGTACTCGGCAAGGTTTGAGCCAAAGTCTGCTTCTTCGTCGTCCAACCCTTCAACATCAAAACTAACTTCAACTCCGCCATCGGGAAGCTCAAGGATGCCAACCTCCATCTCCGGGCCTTCCAGCTCAATTTCTATCGCTACGTCAGAATCTTCCAACCCCAACGGTGCTTGGTAGAGTCCTTTACCCATGTTGCTTGTAGCCATGACGGCTCCTTTAGTAGTAGCGGTTCTTGCCGCGTGATCTGAAATACTGCACGTCCTCGGGCTCATCCGATGGCAAGCGAATAAATCCGCCTTGGCGGAACCTCATCAGCGCCATCACCGTGGAGTCAACCAAATCATCGTGCGCCATAAACGGGAACCCCGCCACTTCCTCAACTACTTCCTCCGCCCACCGGGTCTGAGGCACCCAACAGATTTCTGACCGCACAATATCGGCGATAGAGTTTAGCCTCGCCAGCTTGTCGCCGGTACCCCGGTGTGGCGTAAATTCTTGGACGGGCACCCCCGTCCGCCGGATCTCTTGGTACAACTGAGTGCCTGACGACTTCTTCTCCACGATGAACGCATCGGGCTCCCAGTAGTCATGCTCTTTCCGTGCGAGTTCTTTCAGTTCAGGAAACTCCACACGCTTTTTGATGGCGTTCAGCAGGATGATGTTGTATGTGTTGGTACCCGGCGTGTCTGGGATGTCGTTGAACCACACGCCCCACGTCGTGATAGCGGTAAAGTCCGCACGGTTGTGGGTCTCCGCAGCGGTGTCCAGCGTCATGATGATGTACTCGCACTTGGGCGGATCTTCTTTTTCCCAAATGTTCCACCACTCGCGCTTGATAACCGAGGCTTCCTCGGCGGTAGGGTTTTGCTGAAACTGAGCGTTCCACTGAAACACCGGCATTGACGCTTTGGTGCGGTAGAGCGCAGCGAGATCAAAGAACTCCGGCCATAGAGGCTTCTCGACCGGTGGATCGCCCACCGTCAAGATTGCAGGGAACTCGACCACCTCGTACTGGTCAGCCTGTTCATTCTGACCCATATCCCGCGTAACCCGCCCGGTCAGGTCGTCCTGATGCCATCGAGTCTGGATGATTGCCACGCGGCCCCCCGGCATCAACCGGGTCCGTGCACCGTAGGTAAACCACTCATAGGCTTTGTCAAAGACATCAAAATTCCCGTTGATGATGTCCTGTTCATTGTGGGGGTCGTCAACCAGCAGCAGATCTGCACCGCGCCCCGCAAGCGCGGAGCCCACACCGCAGGCAAAGTATTCGCCGCCCATGGCAGTGTTCCAACGACCGGCTGACTTTGAATCGGCAGCAAGCCCTACGTTGGGGAAGATTTGGCGGTACTCATCCGAGTCAATGATGTTTCGCACCTTGCGACCAAAGTCCACGGCAAGATCCGTGGTGTGGGACACCATCAACACCTTCTTCGCAGGATATTTTCCTAGGAACCATGCTGGGAAGTAAATACTAACCAACTGCGATTTACCATGCCGTGGTGGCATGTTTACGCACACTCGGTCTTTGTCGCCCTTGGCGATGTCCATCAACAGGTTTGCAAGCACCCGATGATGCTTACCCACCTTGTAATCGGGCTGCATGTGCTTGCAAAACTCAATCAAATCGTTAACACAGGCACTCGCATGCTTGCGATCAGCCAACACATCCGCGATTTTTTCAATTTCTGCCTGTTCTTCTGGGCTGTATGAGTCCAAATTGTCCAGCAATAGCTGAACTTCTTCCTCCGTGAAGTCAAAATCATCCTCAACAGGGGCCGATACAAGCGTCATGAGTCAATTTCAGGCGAAGAAGCCTCGGAAATAGGGGTAAGCCCGAGTTCTGCATCAACATTTATGACTTCCCCACCCATTTTTACCTCAGTAGGCACGTCGATCACGTCAGGATCGCCCCGTTGCATGAGTTTTCGCAGTTTTGCACGGAGTTTTTCCTTCAATTCGTCCGTTGTTTGGTGGGTAACAGTCACTTCCGACCGATCTGTGAACAACCCAACATCTGAATGCTTGCCCAAAAGCTCCAACGCACGGATTCTTATGCGGGGATCGGGGTTGCGGGACTCTTCCAACAGGCGGTTTGTCACCAAATAGCGCACTTCAAGTGCGTGAGTGACCACTGCACGCCCGTATTCATCCAAATAATCACGCACCGCGACCAATGACGCAGGGGTGAGTGCAGCCGCACGGACATGGTTGGTAAGTCGAGACGCCCGCTCGGGGTCTTCGGCGTAGGCAGCGGTCAGTTTTGCTGCCGCCTCCTGATCTTCCTGCGTCATTGTGGTGTCCAGACCATGCTTTTCCAGCAAGGCAATGGACTCACAGGCGGCTTTGGCCCGCTCCAGCAAATCTACGTACGAGATGTCAGGCGTTAACTCAATGCCCAACTCGGGGGTGAGTTCAATTGTCATTCTGTGTCGCAAGTCATAGTTGACTGATTTACGCAGTGTAGTTTGCACCGTCAACAGATGTCAAACAACTGGACAGCCCGGGGCGGCGATTACGTAGGGTAAGAAGTTATAGGTAAATTTTTATAGAACACACAAAAAAATTTTTGGGGGTGGGGTGTTTTTTAAGCACCGGGGGGGTGCCGGTAGGCACAAGGGGGGCCGTATTTGTGGGAGTGGAAAACGTTTGAGCGGAATAGCAGGCTAACAGCAGGCCACGGAGTCCCAAAGTTAGCGCGGGGGGTCGGGTACGGGTGGGTCGGCGTGTTAGTCCATCGCCTAACATATCATGGCAAACCCTTTCAGATCGCGCCGTTTCGTGTATAATTGTTTCCGTGGCAGTTCAAGGTTGCACTTCGCGGCCACTGTCCACTGGAGATGAAGCCATGGCTTCAATCGCACTTTCCGCTGACACGATCAGCGTTGTTGTTGAAACCCTCAAAGCTGAGGCCGGTGTCGCGAAACGCTGGGTCAAGGCTGCGGACATGCTCCGCGCTGAAGGGGTCACGGTCGAGAAACTCGAAAGTGACAAAGAGTTTCGAGACGCTTTCAAGCGTGAGGTTGTTCTTCTGTCCTTCAGCAAGGCTGAGCAAAGCATCGCAGCAAAGCCTGCCACTGCGCTGAGCGATGAGGAAAAGGTCACCAAGCGTTGGGTGATCCAGCAAGTTGGATCACGGCTCGGCAAAGTGATCCAGCACGTCCGCAAGGCTGAGCAAGAGGAACAGATGACCGACGATGAGCGCGGGGCTCGCAAGGTCGCTGATATGGGGACACGGCTGAAACGTGACCTGACCCGCTGGATTGAGAAAGTTGAGAAAGCGGAAGCAGTCACCTTCAGCGCGACTCAGATGCTTCAGCATCTGCGTGCTGCGTCTGCCCTGATTAAGTAACCAACCGGCCCCCCGCAAGGGGGGCTCTTTTTTGGAGTGCACCATGATCAAGATCGTATCGCTTGCGTTGTTCTGGGCCGTGATCCTCTGGCTGTTACTTGTTCTGGCTTTCGTCATCTAACCTTGCACCCCGGCCTTTGGGTCGGGGTATTTTTTTGTCCATTGATACCAGTTCCAATAAGCGGCGCGGCGGGCCGCACATGAGCACCCGGCAGAAGTTCTTTTACGTCGCGTGGCGCGGCGCACACTAGCTTGTTAGCCCACCGACTAGCACCGATACC